GAGTGACTTAGTTGTCTGTCTACTGAACCTGATGTAGGGGACAATCTATTATTTATATCACTTAATTTTTTTACCATCTGTTCTACTTTAGTACGTATTACATTAGGACTATCATAAACACTTGGTAGTAATGGCTCAAAAGACGCTTCCTCAGCTGGACCTACTTGTGCACCCCTAAGTGCTTGAATAGCAGATTTTTTTAAGTCTTGTACTTTTACAGAAAGCTCTGCTAGATCTTTATTACCTAAGTATGATCTTATACCAATAGTAATTCCACCAATTTTGCCAGTAGGGTCTCCTGTTTTATCTAATAAAAATAAAACATCCTTAGCTGTGTTGATTGTAGTTTCTTGTGCCGCTTGTGATTTTCTTTCACCTGCAGTTGGTTTATCTGCTATACCCGTTACATTACCGCCTTTAGTTTTAACAACCAGTCTATCTTTCTCACTGTATCCAAGTGATCTCTTTTCCATTGCCGTTGCCTCTCTTATTGTTTCAACAGGAGCGGGAGCTTTAGGTCTAGCTTTGGCTAAGTTTGTAGCTGCCTCTGGTAATTTTGTAATACCTCTTGATAAGTCTGCAAGTGCTCCTCTTATATTTGATCTACCAGGAGACTGTTTACCTTCTAATAATTCTTGAGCCACAGTAAATCCTAATATGGCCTTTTCTTGTTGTGGTGTAAAAAATCCACCTGTTTGAAATTTAGGTATAGATGTAATACCGCCTTTGTTAAACTTTTTAGGTTTATGTAATTGAAAGTATTTATCTCTAAATAATTTTCTAGTTAATACACTATCCATCTTATCTCCTTGGTTGCATAAATTGATAAGTAGAATATGCTCCTAGCCCAGCACCTAAAGCTTGAGATACAGGATTAGATCCGGGAGCCGTGGTTGCTGTTATTGTACTTTGTGTTGTAGGTAAGTTAGTCATGATACCTTTTAAAAATTCTATTCTTTGAAAAGGCTCAAACTGTCTTTGTAATTGTGTTTGTCTTGATGCCTCTAATGCAGCCTGACCTAGTCCTCTTTGCACTGCACCTGCTTGCAACTGACTTTGTATATCAGCCAAACCCATCTGTTGTTGTTGTGCACCTAAAGCACCTAATAATTGACCGCCTTGTAATTGTCTTTGTCTTTCTGCTTGTGCTGCACCTAATGCTTGCTGAAAACCTGTTGCTCTTAATTGACCGATGTTAGCTTGTCTTGCTCTCTCTATTTCAGCTCTTTGCACACCTTCTCTTCCACCACCAAATGCACCTGCTCTTACGGCTTGTGCAGCTAATTGATTTTGTGCAATGCCCGCTTGTCTTGTGACTTCATCCGAAACAAACTGATCAAACGGATTAAAAAATTGAGAAACCTGCGGAGCGGTTGTTCCTAGTGCGGCGGCTGCTATACCTGCTTGAACCGCAGGAGCACCAACACCTGTTTGACCAGCTTGTGTAAATGCTGCTTGTTCTAAACCAGTAGCTGGTGCAACTTGAATACCCGGTAGTGCAACTGGTTGAGCAGCTAATTTGGCAGCTTGGTCATATAATGCAAGTTTTCTAGACTCTACGCCCGGAGCTTCTCTTTGTATATTTTGTTGAGTCCCTGACGAGGATCCTCCCCCGCCGCCTCCTCCGCCGCCTCCGAATATAAAACTCATGTTAACTCCTTAGTGTATAAATATCTTTTAACTTTCCAATTTTTTGTGCTTAAAAATTTTTCCCAACCAGGTCTTGCATGAACCGCTATTTTTTTACAATCATGTTGTACAGCAAAATTTTCAATCATATCAGCAGCCTCATCTTGCCATAACTCTCTCTTTTCACCTTTAAGTAATATTACTTCCATTTGATTATAATTAGGGAGTTTCATTACCCTTGTTACAAAAACTCCGAAGACCTTATATTTTTCTCCACAATCAGAACCAAACATTAAAAAAAGTTGATAGTCTCCTAATTTAATTCTTTTTTTTAACTCTTTTAAACTCATAGGGTCACCATCGTACTTCAATCCCTCTTTTAAGTTGAACTCACACAAAGCCCAATATTCATCCACACTTTTAGGGTGAATATAGAGAACACTTACTTCTTTTCTTATTTTAATTTGTTTTGCTCTCATTTAATAAATCGTAAACCCTTTTAAATTTTTTTTGTTGATCATAAAAAAATTCTGCACCTTTTTCTCTCATGACTTTAAAGTTTCTAGGATTAGCACCAGATAGAATACCCGCACCTAAAACAGCATCTGCTCTAGATACAAACTCTCCGTCAGCTAATTGTGCTAACATTGTATCTTCATCTTTATCACCTGCTCCGCTTCCATCCTCTACATAACCTTGTGCTCTTACGTAGTTATTAAAATCTTTTTCATCGTGATCGAGTTTAGAGGGTAGAAAATTTACACCGCCCTCTTTAAATTTTCTTATCTCCGCTAGGCCACCTTTTGCTGCGTATATTGTCGATGGTGCAAAAGATTCAGCTACAGTTGGTTGAGTACCTGTAAAAGGTGTAAATCCATCACCTAATTTCGAAACCTGTTCATCATATGCTTTTTTATAATCCTCTTCTGTAAATGGTGGTTTAACTTCAGGTTCACCTCCCTCTAGCAAACTTAATAAAGTGGTCCCTGCAAAAATTTTTTCTCCAGTGCCTAAACCTCTAAATCCAGAGCCTTTCATAAGTTTTGCTATTTCAGCTTCAGTAGCACCTTTTCCTAATTGTGCTTGAGCAGCCTCTTTTGTAAGGCCTTTAGTTCCTAATATTCCTTGTATGCCAGAGAAAGCTGATCCTTGTCCTATTCTACCTATACCTGAACCTGGAGTAACACCTGGTATCATACCAGCCCCTGCCGCTTGACCAAAAGCATAAGAGCCACCACCCACTATGGCAGCATCTCTCAATGCTCTTTTTGTGGATTTACCACGTAGTTTCTGAACGCCAAATGTGGCTAATGCTAAAGTAAATGGATCCATAATAATACTATATAGTATTACAATATTACCACTCTAAAATTGCTTAATCAACTCATCAGCAAAACAGGCTGTATACTGATGTTCCCCTATGTGGCTAATATAGTCGTTTACAAGACAATAACATTTGCCACCTATATCCCTCCACCTCTTACAGAAAGCAAAATCTTCACCTAAATAAGTCTTAGTTTCAGGGTCGTGAAGCGTGTCAAAAAAATTATAGAAATATTTAACCTTTTCATTTTTTCCATTAATTATATTATCTTGGTTTATTTCAAACTCAGGATACTTTTCTATCATTTTTTCAAATACTGTCCTTTTAATCATCATAAAGCCTGTCGGAGAGTGTGTGACTTCTATAGCACCTCCTTTAACTTCTATGCTATCCGTTTGTGCTACTTTAAACGGATACCTATAAAAAGCTTTATATTTTAAATCATCTATTGTTTTAATTTTATTATTTTTAATCATGTACAGAGCTTTATCCCAACACATATCTTTTAGTGCGTAAGGCACAGATACAACATCTTTATTAGCATCTAAAAGATTGAATGCACTTTGTGGTTTAAAACCAATATCAGAATCAATAAAAAGCATATGGCTAAATCCACTTCTTAAAAAAGCTGACACGCATAAGTTTCTACCTTGAGTAACTAAGGAAGACTTATACAGTTGAAATACAATTTTTATTTTTTTCTTAATAGCTTGTTTTTGTAATTCTAATAAAGATTGAGTATAATGAATACTTACTTCTGAATGCACAGGAGTAGCTACAAATAAACTTCTTTCATCAAGCTCATTCTTCTCATTAAACCAAATAGGTCTAGAGTTTGGATCGTTGCTCATGTAATAGTCCTTGTAAAAAATTAGTCCATTCAGATTTTCGTTTATCCCATGAATAAAATTCTCTGTAAAATTCTTGTTGTCTTTTTAAAAAGTTTGGCACACTTCCTTTGTATAGATAACCGCAAACTTCATCAATAGAGAATGCAAATAATTCAGCTAAATTTTTATAATCTTTAGTGTAATTTACGTAGACAGGCCATTCTGAGCAAGTCTCAAAGAGTGCACCATAATTAGTAGTAACCATATGTAAACCAGCTGACAATGCTTCGATAGCCGATATGCATGAGGTCTCTTCCCATATACTAGGAAAACAAAAAAGATCATAAGACTGTAATTTTTTTCTTATCTCTTCATTACTTACATATCCAACGTAATTAACGTTTGGTAAAGCTTTAGCCTGATCATATAACCCTTTGTAATAATCATCATTAGACTTTTTAAAATCATCGCCATATATTTGGGTGCTTGAATAAACATCTAATTCTACATCTTTGTTTTTAACTAATTGCATCGCACCAAGTAAAACATTTAGACCTCGCCAAGGGGTCGAATGATAAATAAGTTTTACTTTATCTCCTCTTACAAATTTTTTATCTGGAAAAGCCTCTACTCCATTTTTAATAACTGTGGATTTATTTTCTGGTATCTTAAATCTCATTCTAAATTTTTCATAACACCAATGAGAATTAAAAACATAAAAATCATATTTATTATGATTATCTTTTTGTGAAAACCAATTAATTATATTAGGCTGATCGTATGAATTTTGTTGCCAAAGAATATTTATTTTATCTTTACTTAGAGGAATTTTTTCAGGCACTGACGTTGTGATTAAAAAATTATCTAATAAAGTGTTATCAACGTATTTATATAATAGCTGATACTGTAACTCTGTCCCTCCTAGAGGACTCATTTAGTATCGCTTTTGCCACCAACTGAAGCTGGAGTAATTATAAGATCTTGTTGAAAATCTGCTGCAGTTGTATCTGTATTTGGGTCTGCTACATCTGCATCAAACTCTGCTTTATCTTTATATTCTTTTCCAGTTCTTTTATTTTTTATTTTTTCTACTGCGTGTGCTGGTATTCTTCTTATTTCCATATTACCTTCCTTGTCCTTTATAGCGTTGCTTCTTCATACTCTTTTTTTTGTGTTTGTTCAATCTCTTTGTATGTCTGCCTGGTCTTTTTTTTCTTGTTTTTCTAATATAAGTATTAACACCAAATACAGGTTTTTTCTTAGCCATTTTCTTGTGACCTATCGATCTGTGCGTAACTTATAATACCTTGTAACTCATTAGCAGTGCCCGCTGTCATTTTTAATGAATCACCTTCTTCTAAAACTAAAGTTTGATTAATTATATCAACAACTTCATTAGCTGGTATAGCCTTATTTCTTATTCGAAAAGTTGTAGATGTAGAACTGTCTGTAAACTGAACTGATAAATTAACAGGTGATGCAGATGCATTATCTACCTGAATTTGTTTTACTAAACATCTTGCCGAGGATGGAGAAGTTAACACAGTTGTTGTCCCTGTTGTGCTTAAATTTATCCCTGCATTTTTATATTGTATAGTCATGATATAAACCAATTAAAAGTTGATTGTTCATTTTTTAAATCTTGTTGATATGAAGTATTAAGTTGTTGCTTTACCGTATCTAAAGATTGCAAAACTTGTCTCTGATTTTCAGGTTGATAAGTTTCTTTAGGTTCTGGAATATAAGCTGTAATTTTTGCCATTATCTTCTACCATCTGGTTGCACGTCAGCACGAAACGTTCCGTATCTCCATGATTGGCCTGTGCTCGTATTTTCAATTTTTAAACTTGCTGCTCTACCTCTAGCTCTTGTATCTATTTTTTGAGTAGACGATGAAATAGTAAATGGTCCAAGAGGTGAGGATGCTGCTGTATCCACTGGAAAGTCTTTTAAATTTATGGTAACTTGTGCATCACCGGTTAAACGTTTAAAGTCAGGAATAAATCTTCTAATTTTTGTAAAAAATTCTCCTTGACCGTCTAAATTTAATTGAAAATCACCTGATTGAATATTAGCTAAAATCGCAGTTGTGCCCGAACTATTAACTTGGTCAACTCCTTTTTCATGTTCATAGAATGTAGTGGCACCGTTTGTATTTGTAGCACCTTTTATAGTTGGAAAGCTTGGGACTCCAGTCGATGAAAATTCTGTTGCGTATGGATGATCGAAAAGCTGAGCATCGTAATAAGTGGTTCTTGCTAACGATCCTGTTGTCCAAGTATTTTCAGTGTAGTTGAATGTTACGCTTCTATCAATACCAGTAGATCCTGATTTAGGGTAATACCAAGTTACCTCACCAAACAAAGTATTATAACCAGCGTAAACTTTTTTAGCTTGGTCAAAACTTATTCCTAAGTCGCCAGTATTATTTGTTGTAAAAACAAAATCCTCTACAGTGCAAGGTAAACTTTTTACAGTTCCATCATAAACAAAAAATCCACCTGAATCAGCCATCCAATAAACGACACCATCTGCATAAACGACTGCATGTTTTCCTATCAAACCACAATTAGAACCAACTTTTCTAATAGAGAAAGTGAATGGTGGTCCAACAAATTGAGAGATGTAGGCAGCTGTATCTGTTAGAATAAATATATAATCTTTTCCTTTTACTGCACCTCTTATTTCTGTGCCATCATCTAATTGAAAAGTTCCAGCGGTGTTCGTAGAGGTAGGGGCATAGTCAGATATATCTTCTTGATCTGAAAATCTTATAAACATTTTATCTTGTGATGCTGTAGAGCCTATTGTTGTTTCAGTACCTAAATGAAATAAGTGTCTATCTTGATCCGACACAATTGTCATAACAGATGATGTGGGATTGCCAGAAGCTACAGCGGCTCTTGTTTGCGGAGCGTTCACATTAGAATTTATTGGTTCCCAAGTAAAAGTTTTACCATCTAAAATTGTTGCTACTAAAGTTTGTCCAAAATTATCTAATGACCAGTCAGCAGAAGGTAAAACAACTGTACTTGCTGAAGATGCTTGTCCCCAACCAACGAAGTTTGCTGTGTCCTCAACTATCGATCCATTTGAGTGTGCTGATCTTGTGGACCCGCTCGCACCTCTGGTAATTCCTGTTAGATCATTAGATGACTTGCCGGTGTACGTTATTAACTCACCACCTACTAAAATTGTTCCAGTTGTTGGAAATAAAGAGGCATCAGTTAAAGTAATATTTGTGGCTGATCCATTATTACCTTGTGCGTCGTCAGCTAAAGAGCCATTTAAAGTTGAGGATATTGCTCCAGCTAAACTACCACTCCATAAACCAGTACCCCATCCAAAACCAAACGTTTGATTTAAAGCACCTGGTCTAACGTAAGGATTTATTGAAGCCGAACCCGATCCAGATGCAGTGCCAGTAGCATTAGAGTCCATAGTAATTGTGAAGGAGTTGATGTCTGTTACAGTTACGACTTGAAATGTTCCGTCAAAATCTGCAGCCACAAAACCAGTTGGAGCTGAAGACATTGTGAATGTAAATAAATCTCCAACTTCAAATCCATGGTTGGTTAAATTCACTGTAACTGTAGCTGAGCCACTTGTAGTATTAAAAGTAGCTCCTGACAAAGCTGCATCTAAGGGTGTAATGTCGTAAAAGGCTTCTGAATAATAAAGTATTAAAGCTTTGTGAGTGCCTAGCACAACGTATCTACGACCATCTAAATCTGTCCATTGATGTTGAGCTCTTGCTGCACCTACTATTGTACTAGCAGTTAGTTGCTCCCAACCACCAATTTTCTCTGGTAGACCGTATCTAAATCTTACATTATCCCCATCAATATACTGCCCCTCGGCAGCTGTAGGAGTAATCTGTTTATTGAATCCTGGTCTTATATCTACAAAACTTAAAGGCATGCTTTATTATAATATATAAGAGTTGTCGAATCTACTTGTCCTCTTCTAAATAAAATCAAAAACCACAGAATATCTATGAGAATCAATATTATCAAAAACCTTATTAGGCATATATTCTATAGAATGAGAAACTGAGCCATCAAAAATAATGATAGAATTTTCTATTGAAGGGAAAATAATCTCTGGCTTTTTTAAACGCAAACCGTAGCAATCCTGCTTTGATTGCAAATAGAAAACACAACTTAATTTAGTGTTGTGAGAATGGAAAGCATACACATTATCCTCCGTGGAAAGATTAGTCCAACACGTGGTTAATTTTAATTCTTTATTTATATTTTTTACTAATTTTATAACTTTGTTTTTAAGGGTATTAAAACTAGGCACATGCTTTAATCTTTTATGTAAATCGCTCCATGTTTGATATAAAGGATGAGTCCAAACTATATTATTTTTTGCAAACTCTAAATCTATTGCTTCTTTAATACTTATCAAATCTTTTCTTTCACAAAGATTAAATTCTCTATAAAATTTAATGTTGTTAACACTTGTTACAATCACTTGATCACTTTAGATTTTGCAAAATCACTAGGTAAACCTACCATGGGTCTACCGTCAAATTTATTTTTTTCTGCATTGTCACTTTTTTGATCATTGTAGTGTAAAAATACTTGCCCACAGTGATTACCGTTAAAAACTTCTCTCCAGTGTTCTAAATCACATCCTCTATAAATAAGCATGTCACCTGGATTTAAATTAATTTTTATTCCAGCCATTCCTTTTTTTCCTGAGGGCTCTAAATAAATTGGCCAAGGATCGCCACCAAGATTTAAAGTTGTAGATACTTCACAACTGTATCTATCAGAGTGTCTATGTAATACATCACCATTCTTATAAATTCTTGCGTAAGAATAAGTTGGATAAACTTTGAAACCAGTTTCTTTCTCCATTCTAGGAGTTAAACCTAGTAACAAAGTCTCCATAACTAAGTCTGCATAATGAGAATAAGTATTTGGAACTTGAGCGTCACTCCATATACCAAACATTGTTTCGTAGGGATGTAGATATTTCTCATCAAATAAAAATTTAGCCACTCTTCTTTTATTTAAAAAATAGGTATAACAAAAATCAGCTAAATCTGGAGATATTGCTTTTTTAATTACCAGGTATTTATTTTTTTTGAATGACATCTTAAAATTTTTTTAAATCAAAATTCTTTGTTATAACCAATCGCTCAATCTTGTTTATAATACCTTTTGTAAAGTTAAGCAATGGTAAGTACATTATATTATTTTTTGTATAAGAACAGTGTTCTGGTGGATGTATGGCAAACTCTTTTAAACTCCAATGAATATAAGGATGAGATATCCAATAAATAGGCTTATCTAGATACCATGTCATTTTAGCATTTTTATTCACATGTCTTTGAGCTATTTGATGGTAAAAATCAAAAACTCTAATTTGATCATAGTCAGGATGTTTTTTTGTAGGTGCATCATCAAAAAAAATTGAATCATACTTTCCTAATTTTTTTAATTCTTTCTGCCACGTGCCTTCAATAATATTAACTTTATGTTTCTTAGCCCATTTTTTTAATTTACTAATTACGTTTGAATCTGATTCTATAATGGTGTGTGACTGAATCTTGTGTTTTTGTATTTCTGTGGCAGAGTAACCTAAACCAAAACCAATCTCTAAAACATCACCTTTAGGTTTTAGATTATTTACTAAGGCTTTCATATAGGGTTTTTCCCATTCCATCATAACTTGATAATTATTATGATTAGGATCAAGTATTATATTTTTATTATTTATATCTTTTTTAAAAATGAGACCACTCATTTTATGTAATTAAAATTTATAACCATTCTTCTTTTTTGATTAGTGCAGGTAGTGCCTGTATGCAATTTTCTAGAATCAAATTCTATATATTTATTTTCTTCACTACTTATCTCTTCACCTGTATCAAAAATTGTTTTTCCGTTGTTTGTGTTAACATAAAAAATACCAGTAGTTATTTTTGCATTTTCAGATAATTCATCATTATGCATTTCATGTTTAATTATTTTAGAACTAATAGGTAAAAGATTAGCTTTAATTCTAATTAAAATACTAGGTTTAATTACATCTAATAAAGGTGATAAATTTCTGTAAAAACTTGAATGAGGAGTGTTATTTACATAAAAAGTGTGTGTCAATTGATAATGATCAACTGGATCTTTTTCTGGATAAACCACAGCATTATTAAAATACCAAGGGAGTTGATCAGAATTTAATAAAGCCTTCACCATTAAAAAAGATTGTGGAGGTAAAAAATTATTTGTTATTTTGATTGTCTGTTCTTTTTTCGCCATATTTTGATAATACGTCATTTATTTGAATAGCTCTACAGTTAAAATGTATAAATCTGAATGGTTCGTATGCATCATCCACTCTAAACTGATGAGGTAAATAAGAGTTAAAAATAATTAAATTACCTGGTCTAACTGAATAATTTACTTGTGTGCTAGCTGCAGTTATTTTGTTAGGATCTTTTTGAGGCAAATCATTCATAACTTTACCAGGTCTAGGATCATCGAATATAGGTAGAGATGTTCTCTCACTAGCTTTTAAAAAATAAAAACCTGATGTATGTCCATTATAATGTGTATGTAGTTGATGATGTCCTCCGCCAGCTTCTGCAAACTCTTGTACCCACATCTCAGTTGTAAATATTTTATAGTTACTTAAATCATAGCCCTGCTCATCTAATAGATTCCATGTCGTGGCCTCTATCCAATTGGTAAACTTTTGTAAACCTGGCCTATTTATTAAAGTTGTAGAATGATGAGACATACCATGATCTTTTTTATCTCCACCCCAGCTTTTATTTCTTTCGCTAATAAATTTTTTATTTTTTTCTTTTGCTAATTTTATATAAGGATCTGTTATTTTTATTAAATCTTTTAACCACTCAGATTTTTGCATAAAGTATATTGGAGATGCAAAATACCAAGACTCTGTTAATTTATCTTTGCTCATACAAAAGGGCGTCCACAGTTCCAAATAACTAATGAATAACGTGTTCCATCAGTAACAGGTTTTACTCTATGATAAATAAATGAAGGAAAGACAACTACGGATCCTTTAGGTAGTACTTGTTTACATTCTTGTACAATGGGTCTTATTTTTGGTGAAGAACTAAAAGCAAATTCTAACTCTCCGCCTCTGTAACTGTTAGGATCAGATAAAGATACAGTTACTGATAATTTTCGTATTTTCCCTCTGAATGTATCATCCATTTTTTTATCATTATACTCTCCATATGGTTCGTCAAAACTATCACAGTGCCAATCATAAAATTGACCTTGACCATATTTTGTAAATTGACATTGCTCTGAACAATCAATTTGAAAATTCCAATTTGCATTTTTATTTGCTTTATTTACAAAAGGCATGATATATCGATAAACCCAAGGATCATTTAACCAAACTAATTTTGAATCTCTATGCTTAAATAAATCTCTTTGTTGTTGATCATTTAAATTTTTAAAATTTTTCGTACCTCCTGTGAGTGCAGTCTGATCTTCCTTCGTTAGAGAGTATCTTATAATAGCATCACATATATTATGTGGTAAGGCACTTTCGAAACACCAAAAATTATTCTTAAGATTCATTTAAGATTGAATATTACTTATTTATAAATGAAAGTAAATGATTAAGTCGTCCAAGAAGATGTTGCTGTATCCCAAATACGTAAAACGAAGGAATCATCGTCTGGATTTACTTCATAATCCTGTATTATCCATCTTTGATTGTCTTCATCCCAATCTGCAGCTATTTGATAATTATCTGCTATGAAATCTGGTGGCACTGGTATAGGAGGTTGCCATTTATTATTATTGTCTAATGTCCAAGATGCAAAAGGCTGTTTTTGAATAAATATATCTTTTTCGAAATCATAAACATAACCTATTCCAGCATATATATTTCTAAACTTTGAATTGTAAGAAGTCTGTTTCCACTCGCCACCATTAAAAAAAGTTTTACACCAAGTCTCTCCGTCCACATGCATATCATTATCTACTAAGGGACCATTTGAAGTTGAAATACCATTATCTACAACGATAACTCTTTTTACAACCCATTGTGTATCTGTAGTAAATCCTGTTGGATCAGTTTTTTGTTCTATTTCTGCGAAGTGAGCCATAGCATTATGGAACAACAAAACAGCCGGTTGCATTAAATGTGTGTATCACATTACAACCACTTGTTGTTCTAGTCCCTCCTGTTATTCTGTCGTTTCCTTCAACGCTGTTTGCGTATTGAATAATTACAACTCCTGAGCCACCACTGCCTCCATATAAAATAGCAGGGGGTCCCGCAGGTCTTCCACCTGCTCCACCACCACCGCCTGTGTTTGCAGTTCCTGATCTATCTGCAGCTGGGGGAACACCTGGTTGATTATATTGTGCTCCAGATCCGCCGCCACCTGAACCACCAGATCCGCCGCCGCCTGGTCCACCAGCACCGCCGCCTCCGCCAGCTCTTGTTGTTGAATCTCCTGGCCAGCCACTGCCTCCTGCACCACCAGCTCCACCTGTAGTCGGACCTTGAGCCCCTCCAGATCCCCCGATACCGCCGCCACCGCCGCCGTATATTCCTGGGCCTCCTCCTGGACTTATTCTTCCTGGTCCGCCAGGATTACCTTGAGATGGGTTTACAGGTGGTACGTTACCAGTACCTCCGGTGTCTGGTGATTCTCCTGAACCTCCTCCAGACCCTCCGTCAGCTCCAGCACCACTAGGACCTTTTCCTGCTCCGCCTCCAGCTGATTCAAATGATGTTGCACATCCTGCACCGCAGGTATTAAATGATGAAGCACTTCCGTTTACAGTGTTGTTGACAGGTGAAACTCCACATGAGTTTCCACCACCTCCAATTGTAACTTTGTAACTTGTTCCTCCAACGATAGGGTATGATGTATTAAAACGATAACCTCCAGCACCGCCACCACCTGATTGGCCGCCACCGCCACCGCCGCCTCCAGCAACTACTAAAATATTAGCATTGAAGGGCGATAAAGGTGGAAGAGATCCTCCTCCTAAACCTAGAATTTTATATCCAAAACCGCTTGCCATTATACTCCTTATAAGTCGTTAGCAGCATCAGTAGTAAAGAATAATTTAACACCTAATAATTTTGCATCAGCTGTTAAATCGTCAGCTGAAACGTCTCTAAATATTTGAAAGAAAACGTATTCATCTGCAGCTGGGGAGCCTGCAATTGTTACTGCTCCACTTTCTGCCGTTACCGCTAAATCGTTTGCTGTACCACTCATGGCTTTTGCTGCTGGACCTACAGCTGTACCAAAAGCTGTATTTAAATCTCCATTGTCTGCTAATGCAACTCCTTGTAAGTTCCAAGATGTAGTTCCTGTGTTTGTTGAATTAGCTGTAAAAAATGCTTGAAAAGTTATTGTGCCTTCATTCCATGATTTAGGAAAAGCAACAGCAAATTGTGCAAATTCATCTGAATCCTTATCAAAATCTAAAGTTTTTAACTCAGGTCCATTTGATAGTTCTGTTTGTGCAATGTTAGCACATCCGTTTGTAGTATTTGGATACATAGCTACTGCAGGAACCCATATAGTTTCTTTACCAGCTATTTTAACTGCAGAGACGTTTCCGCCTGAGTCTTCAGCTTTAATTACACCAGTTCCTTTTGTTTTAAGATCAATACCAATATTTGTATCTCCACCTGATGCTGCGAAAGATGGGTTATTACCTGTTGCAGCGTTTGCTAATGTAACTTCATTGACAGCTGAACCTGTAGCAGTGAGTAAAAGTAATTCGTTTCCACCAGTATCTAAAACAGAAGTTCCTATTGCAGGGGATGTTAAAGTTTTATTTGTTAAAGTTTGAACGCCAGATAAATCTACTACACCGACGTCAATAATGTTAGGGTTAGTACTATCGTCGGCTTTCGCCATTAAAAATTTAGTTCCTTTATCTGTAGCAGAAAAAGTTACGCTAGTTCCTGAACCTGAAGTGTATTGAAATTCTACAGTGTAAGCTCCTGATGTAGAGTTTCTTATTACATAAAGTTTTTCAACATCTAAAGGTATAGAAACGGTTCTATTACCAGTAATTGTTCCAGTTAATTCTATAAAATTTTGTTGAGCAGTTCCAGTTGTGTTTCCATCAACAACTGTTAAAGCTGTGTCTCCAGCTCCACCTGCTATTGAGGTTTGATTAAATCCACCAACTAATTGTTGTAATAATTGTAAATTTGTATTTGTTTTATCACCCCAAGTACCCGCATTTTCACCGGTTACTTGAAGTTCAACTCCGAGAGCTGTATATGATGATGCCATAATTATTTAAATCCTTATATTGTTATTTTACTAAAATTAAGCAGCCAAATCAACCTCAGTCCAAGTATTATTGACTCCTAAATCTACTTCGCTCCATGGTGTAATATTAGTTGACCCTAGTGACCCAGTCAACTGTATGCCTGTTAATTCAACTAAACCATCCCCTGTAATTGATTGAGGACCAGAAATAGATGATTGCAGTTGTGACCCAGTTCCCTCTGCTATTGCAACGGCATCAGCAGAAGGTGTTGCAAAAGTTGCTTGAATACCAGTCGGACTAATAATAGCTCCACCTGCAAGATCTTCTTCACCTAAATTAGTTTGTAATTGTATTCCGTTAGGCTCAGCTAATGTTAATGCACCAACTTCTACAGGACCAACACTTGATTGTATGCCTATTCCTGAAATTGTAGGATTTACGTCTTGAGCTCCTATAGCTGTGCCTTGTGATGTTTGAAGTAAATTGGTTGAGACGGCAACAGTTCCCTCAGCTGTTGTTTCACTAGCGTCTCCTAATGTAGATTGTAAACTTAAACCAGCAGGCTCTGCTGTAAAATCTGTAAACCCTTGCTCTTCTCCAATTGTTGATTGTAAACTTAAAGATCCTAATTCAACAGAATAACCAACATCCCATGCACCGTTACCCCATTCTAATCTACCCCAACCAACATTTATTTCATTTTCAACAGTAACGCCTGGAGTTGTCGATTGAAGTTGTAAACTTTGTGCCTCTAATGTTCCTGCAATTCCATAACCGTTTGCACCCCAGGTATTTCTACCCCAACCAGCATTTATCTCACCCTCAGTGCTCTCTTCACCAATACTAGATTGTAGTTGACTTCCAGAAACTATAAATGAAGTATCTTTTAGATTTCCCCAACCACCAACACTTGAACCCCATACATCTCCTCCCCAACCAATATTTGGAAAAGGAACAACTGAATTTATAGAAGATTGTAATTCTTGGCCTGTAACACCTAAATCAATATCTGTTTGATCGCTCCATTGACCTGAATTCCAAGACGCAGCACCCCACGTGTTTTGAGTAACGTCGATAGCACCGCCCATTCCAATTCCATGAATATAACAAGCATAATAAAAATCTGTTTCTGATGCTGGTGTTACCTCGACGTATCTTGTTGTTGCAGCATTGAAATTTGTAGTGTTAAAATAATCTGACTGAGATGCAGTTCCATCTAAATAGTATGAAACACCATTTGCATAAATATTTGACTGCGGATTAGATGTTTGTGTTGCAAAAAATAAAGGGTGATTGTCGTTACTCGATGCACTTTGATCAAATCTTAAAGTGCCACCTTTAACCCAAGTTAAATCTATGTCCCTTACACCATTAAGATAAAAAACGTTTCCTGTTGAACCTCCACCTAAGTAAAGGCTGCCCGTTGCTACGGTGACGGTGTAAGTTAATTGTGCCATAACACCGGGCTCCTAATTATGCGATTCTGATTATAGCTTGTGTGTTGTTTGGGTTAGGAAACTGAATCGTAAAAGTTCCTGACGTAGCTGTTTTATCTGAGCCAAAGTCCAATACACAAACAGATTTGTTACTCTCTGAAGTGTTGTAAATTAAAGCACCTCTTGCTGTTAATGTTACACCTGTAAAAGATAAGTCTGCAAAATCTACGAATGCTACTGTTCCTTGTGTTGAAACAAGAGCGTTAACCAATAATCCTCCACCTTGCGTGTATTGACCAGTATTTGCAACTTGGTTACCTGTGCTGTCGCCAGGATAAGCTGTAGTATCTGCACCAATAGACGCTTGTGAAGTGTATAAAGCTAGTTTAAATTTATCACCTGATGTAGGTGTAAAATCATGCCCCTTTTCAAGAATTTCTTCTTTGAAAGAATTTGTAATTGCGTTTGTTGTTATAGCCATTTTATTCTCCTTATAAATTTTATGGTGATGGAGCCGGAACCTTAGTTCTTGGAACCCCATCAGTATACTGACCTCTTCTTCTTGAGCCCATTTGCTCAAGAGCAAAAGCCTGTAATTCTGTATCATACCTTGTTTTGTAGAGGTTGTACATATCCTGTGGTCCTTTTAAGTATGAAAAACACTCTACTAGCACCCCATATAATAAAAGATTCTCATATTGATCTGAAAGCATTGTGGTAGTGCTAGAATCAAAATGTGGTGCATTTTTAATATATTGTATCTGAATAGGTAAAGCTGATGCAGGTGTAGGTGCCACAATAATATTTTTGTCATTATACGTAGCATAATATTTTGGCTGACCTTCAGTTCCAGTAGGATTGAATTCAGCTATAAAAGTTTGATCTCTTTTTTCAAGAAATATTTCTGTTCCTCCATCAGTAATTTTTACTGCTCTTAGATATTTAAGATCACCAGGTAAACTTACTGCTCTATTACTAGCTGTGAATGTAGAATTAGAAAATTTTCTAAGATCATCATAATCTACAGCCCCTGCGATAGCTAATTCAGTATTTCTAATAAATTGATCCAATAAGGTATCTGATAAAACGGAGCTAGAAACTTCTGTATAGTTTCTTACTTGGGTTAAAAAATTCGTATACGTTATAGCCATTAAGATATCTCTATTGTTACGGGGTTAACTAAAACTGTTGCTTGTCTTCTTCTGTTTTGTAAAGACGGGTCTGCTGGTTTCATTTCACTTGTGCCCTGATTTTTAAATCCGAAATCACCTGGTAAAGTTAAGTTAGCAACTCCAACTGTGATACCTCCAGAATCAGCAATAGTTACGTCATTACTAGCCACTGTTTTTGGTTGTTGAAATTTTTGTACTCTTGGATTTCGTAAAGCTATTGCATCAGCTTTAGTATGTGGTGGATCTAGTTGTGGATGTTTAGCCTCAAATTCTGATATATGGACTAAAGAACCATTCCACTCTTTTACCATTTCTGTATATGGAAAAGCTTGTCCTGATCTATCTGATATAGCTAATGATCTTTTACCTCTAGCAAATGCCATTATCCAACTCCATCTCCAAAGTAAGTTTGAGGCGAAATATAAACAGAAGTCCTTTGGCCATCCTCTGTTAATGCTCTTTGTAATTCATCCTCATAAATTAATCTTAAAGTTTGTATTTTATCAGGTGCTTTTTTCATCGCTAAATAATATGCTAAACCTGAACACATACAAGGTAAAAATCTATAAGCGACATCTGCTTGATTAGTATAAGCTCCAGCATCTTCAATTCTATTAATAGAAAAATATTTTAAATGAGTGAATGTATTAGCATCAGGAGTTAAGTATAAATTAATTACCGGTATCATTTGTCTATCTACGTAATATTGAGAGGGTTGCCCTTGAGCTCCCTTATTAGGTAAAGCAGCAAAAGCAGATCTATCTATTTTTGTTAATGATACATCTTGAGTGTCAGTTGTAACACCAGCTGTTGTAGAAATAAAAGCTTCTAAAACATCACTTACTTTTGTTGGCACAGTGTATTGTGCAGTTCCAGCAGTTAAGGCTTGAGTTTGTTGTTCAACTTTAAATAAATGAACACCTCTGTTACCCCACTCAGAAAAAAGTAAGTTTAAACTTCTTCTAGCTGATCTAAGGTCAAAACCAGAGTTAGTACGTATGCCACATCTTTCATACGCTTCCTCTATAATATCGTCGATATTTAAATCGAATGCTGTTGTTCCAGACGTTGCCATAATTCATTACATTAAGTCTTTATAATAATCCATAGATTTACCAGGAACCAATTGTTCATCTTGTAAACCCATTCCTGAAGTTCTTGCAGCACCATAACCTCTAACAGATTTGCCAGCCATTGCTTTCATGACTTTACCTTTTTTAGCAAAACCCATTTTTCTAGTTACGTCAGGTCTTTTAGCTTTTAATTTTCTTAGACCTTCGCCTTTTGGACCTTCTGGAATTTTTTTCAAATTAGCCATATTTCCCTCCTTAAATAAACCCATTTTTTTTAATCGCATAAAGACAGCTCCAGGCGTAGCACCTTGTTTGCCTTTATTCATAACTCTATCTTGAGATTTAAATTTTGATCTTAGAAAATCTCTTATTGCCAATTTACCTGATTTCATTTTCATCATTTTATTAAGTCTCTTCTCCTCAGATGGACCTATTTGAGAACCTCCCATCATTTTTTTGTACTCATTTTTGAGTTGTTGAATTTTTGACTCACTAACTTGTGAACCAGCTCTATTTTTAACAAATTGTGCAAAAGTAATCATTTTACCCATATTGTATCCTTGTGCTTTTAATTTTTTAGTTGCTTCTTTCAAACCGCCTCCTTTGTAGTTTAACATTGACTCAAAACCATAGTCCTTATATTTTTTACCCTTAAAAAATTCTCTTTCTCTTTTTACTGCTTTTGGATCTCTTTTTTTAATGCTTGTTAATGCAACAGTAGCCAAACCTACTGGAGTTGCTGCTCTAGCAAATCTAGCTGCTTTAAATAATCTAGCCGTGCCTTTTGTGACTAAAGCTTTTGATGTGCCTTTAGGTGCTTTGCCGACTATGGCTTTAACAGCTTTTGCTTTTCCAGAGATATTTCCACTTGAGATATCTTTAACTCTTTTTGCTGCACCTGTAAATTTTGCTTTTGCTTTTGATAATAATTTTTTACTTGTAAGTATAGGTGATCCTAATGCTGTTAAAACTCTACCAGCTCCAACATTTGTTTTTTTTATTATGTCTTTACCTATTTCTGTAGCAGTCTTTGCCTTAGGCATAGTATAAGACTTAAATAATTTTTGTGGTGGACCTATGAATTTTGGATCTGTCATATTTCTATCATACCCCCGTAATATTTCTTAGTAAAGGTCTTCACATTTGTAGGCTTACCACCAACTCCTTGTGGCTTAGCTCTTTTCCTTGCAACGGCACTCCTCCTCTGGGATTCTGTCATCCTTGCCGCTTTGGCAGCAGGGACGCACTTTGGATACTTCCGTTTTCTGTCCGCCTCCAACTTCGAACGACCACACTTTGCGAAAGTACCATCTTTTCGCTTGCTCCCAATATCTACCCAATTTTGTTTGAACCATTCTTTTAATCCCCCTTTTTTAAAACTTTTAGAAAAAGTAAAACCAATGTTTTTGCTTTTACCCTGTTTAGTTCCCTCTAAACCAAATGTAGAACTTTTACCCTCTTTAACTATATTTAAACCTAAAATACTATTAATGTTTTCTTTATCAATCTTACTAAAAGGTTTTTCCCCAGATATTCCAACAGTTACACCTTTTTTCTTTACGTTAAATTCTACTTTAGGGGATGTAACAAATTCGTCATCATAAATATTTATGCCACCACCAACAGTAGTGCCTTTTAAATAATCAGGTAAAATTTTTTTCTTCTTATTGCTCATACATACCTTTGTAATATTGTTTTAGACTTTTATTTGCATATTTTTTTCCGTCTACTTCTAAATCAATAAAACTACCTGTGTATGCAGGTTTAGGTCCTTTAAAATCTTTTCTCTTCACTCCAGAGGGATCTTTAATTTTACCTGCACATATTTTTGATGCGTAGGCATTAGCATAGGCCGAAGGGTACACCTTAAATTTACGCTTCGCTGCAGCTTTACCTCTTGGACATAGTTTTGTCATTTTATTCTCCTTCTTTAGTGGCCACTTTGAGAGATGTTTTCTCCTTATTGCGGTCGTACAACTTTTTTGATTTTAACACTTTTGGGGCGTAAGTTCTAGACCTTACGATTTTTGCGAATGGATTCTTTACCTTTTTTTGCAATGTTAACTACCTCAGTTTTTCCCATAACTTTAGCACGTTGCTCCATAACAGTTAATATCTGTATTTTTCTTGCAAATGGTTTGTTAACGTTTTTGACTTTTCTTACAGTATCTCTTGCATC